GCCCTATGGGAGAACCTGGCGTAAAGAAGAAGAAAAAAAGACAATCACTCATTGATGCCCGTTCTAAAGCATATCGTCAACATCGTCAAAGACTAGAAACATCTCGTTTAAAAAGACAAGAGTCTAGAAATAAACGCGACAAGTTTACAGAATCTATTGTATCTGAAATGACTTATGGTGGTGGTAGTACAGGAGCAATGCGTCCAACTTCAGATATGTCAAATATATACTCTGCAAAATCTTCATCTGGTTATGAACTATATCACAAAGATTTTTCATCTGCAATGCAACACGCATACAAGTTTGCAAAGAGTAAAGGTTATACAATAGATTCACAAGACATTGATGACAAAGTTTCCACAGGCCCAAAGAAACCATCATCAGGTAAAACTAATAGTTATATTTTAGATACAAATAAGAAACAATCTGCTCATATTCAAGTTGCCAATCTGGATAATAAAAGATTTGAACTGAATATGTATTTTTCATAGAAGTATCTCATGAAAAAAATAACTGAGCTTGTCACAAAAACAGAAAAACCAGAACATAAGGCCAAAAGGAAAGCAGTAACTTTTGGTTCATTTAAACGTGCAGAAGAATGTTAAAAGTTTATATACTAATAGTAGTTCTTGGTCTTGTAGGTGGTGTTGTCTATGGTGGTTTCTATTACTACAAAGACACACAAGCACGTATTGCTACTCTCACAGAGAATAGTGCAAAACTAGAGATGGCTGCAAAAACACAAAAGAATACTATTGATACTCTTATTGCAGATGCAAAGAAGTTTCAACTACTAAATAGTGAACTGAATGTTAAGTTGGTACAGGCAACTAAATATAAGAATAATCTGTTAACTAAACTACGTAAGATTAACTTAGCTAAAGTAAGTGCAGAAGAACCAGCAATTTGGGAAAAGAAGATAAACAATGCAAGTAAAAGATTATTGGAAAGTTTCGAGTCTACTACTAGTATCCCTGATATTAAGTAGTTGTAGTTCTTGGAATCCGTTAAAGACTATTGAAGTTAAAACTGTACAGGTAGAACGGCAAATACCGCCACAGAATAGACCACAGCAGATTCAATTGAATACTAATATGAAGTGGTGGGTAGTTACAGAAGAAAACTTTAAGGAGTTTAAGGAAAAGTTTCAAGCTGAAAATGGTGATCCTTTAGTTGCATATGTTATTAGTGTAAAGGATTATGAAACACTTGCATTGAATATGGCAGAGATTAAAAGGTATATAGAACAACAGAAATCAATTATTGTTTATTACGAAAACGCTATAAAACCAAAAGTTGAAGAGGAAAAATGAAAATGAATTATGCAGATTTAAGATGGTCAATTATTCAAGAATGGAATAGTGACGCAAAATTTACAAATGACTATTTAATTGAATTGGCTTCAGCATCTGATGTTGTAATTAAAAATACACACGCTGATAGAAAGTCTATTGTTGCAACAGTTGCAGATGGAATAATTGTTGCTGGTGTAGAGAGTGGAGAATATATAGTTGCTGATATGGGTGAAGATAATGATAGCAATATTCTTTTTAAAAATTATATGGGGGATTTGCCTATTCCTACTTCAAACATAAAACTTGATTCAACTGTTACTGTTGCTGATAATGTTGAAGAATATTCTTATGAAGATAAGGAAGAAGAAGAACTGCCAGACTTTAAGAAAATGTCTAAGAAAAAACTTGACGATTGGGCTCTTGATCGTGGTATAGAACTTGATCGTAGACAGACTAAATCTAATATGATTACGGAACTTGAAGAAAAGTTATAAAGGAAATCGTATGGGAACTTTCAACAATAAAATAGAAGCTGAATTTAATCCACCTAAACAGTGGGTTTTATCTAGAGCTTTGTCATATCAAAATGATAAAATAAATATTATGGCTCTCATGGATATAGGGGTAAAAGCAGCTGGTAATAGGATTACTTGCCATAAAGGATTTAAAACTGATCTTGCATCTACACCAAAAATTCTATGGAACTTAATAGCACCTTGGGATATTGCAAGGGCTGCAATTATCCATGATCTTTTATATCTTAGGATTCGTCAATATCGTAAGAAAAATTTACTCAACCCTAAAAAAAGCACAGAAAACCCAAGAATAGTATCACAAGCAAAAAAAGCAGCAGATAATGTTTTCTTGATGGCAATGAAAGATTCCAATCCTAAAGTTTCATCTTGGAAAATTTATGCAGCTTACTATGCTGTTCATCTATTTGGTAGATGGTCTATTATTCCTAGAGAGGATGATCCAAATGAATAACTGTATTAATTGTGGACACGAATCACATTGTGGTGTTCCGTTACGCAAAGAATTTCGTAGATATCCTTATAATAAAGGCCCAGAGGGTATGATTGAAGTTTGCAAAAGTTGTAGTTGTGAAAACTGCAACAAATCCAATTTAGATTGATCTTACATATAATGTGGATATTTTTAATTAGTAGTATTACAAGCAGCATATTAGGAGGTGCAACAAATAGTTGGTTTGCACAAACTAAAGCTGGTGTGTGGTTCTACAAAAAGGTTAATGATGTTTCGACATGGGCTTCTAAAAAGTTGGGATTGAAGGTTCTTACAGATGAAGAGAATTGGAAGAAAAAATATCCCCATGTTAATCAAAAGATTAACGAACTTGAAGCCAGAGTCATAAAATTAGAAAAAGGAGATTAATATGATAAGTAGTTTTATTTCAGATAGAATAGGTGAAGCTTCTACTCATCAAGGAGTCATAGTTGTTGCAGCCGTTGTAGCAGTATTATTCTTTGCCATACCATTAACCAAAGTTATTCTTTGGGGCGCCCTTGCTTGGGGTATCTGGTCTGTTATGAGAAGTGGTAATTAATTAATGGCTGAGTTGGAAACAGAAGTAATGCTTCTCAAAAAAGAATTGCATGACCAAGCAAAAATACATGATCGTTTGGACGTTGCAATTGAGAAATTAACTGATGTTTCCAACTCAATCCATCGTATGCTTTCCGTACACGAAGAAAAAATTGCAAGACAAGAAGATGCAATTTTTGAAGCAGAACAGAAGATAGAAGAACGTAGAACTGAACTATCTTCAAAGATTGATGAACTACATTCTCGTATCACTACAAACACTAAAGAGATAATGGGTGCTGCAGCATTACAACATTTAGAACAAAATAAAGAAATACAAAAAATAAGAGATGAGCTAAGTAGTAGAGTAGGAGTTCTAGAACGCTGGAGATGGATCATCATAGGTGGTTCAATTATTGCAGGATTTGTTATACAAAAATATATGATAATAGGGGGTTGACAAAACTCCTCAAATGATGTAATATCTGTTAATGAGTTCATACATTGACATAAAATATCTTAATATTATTTCTCCACAACTTCAAAAATTCAAAAAGAAAGGTAACACCCTTTGGAATTTTAGATGTCCTTATTGTGGAGATTCTCAAAAAAATAAAACAAAAGCCAGAGGATTTGTTTATCAAAAGAAAAATGATTTATTTTTCAAGTGCCATAATTGTGATGTTGGTACTACTTTAGGTAAGTTGATAGAGTATCTAGACTCTAAAACTTACAAAGACTATATAATGGAACGATATAAAACAGGTAGTGGTGGTACTAAAGGTACGATCACTCCAAAACCAGAGTTTAAATTTAATGCACCAGTTTTTCGCAAAAAAGATATCTTCAAGCCTCTCAAGTCCATTGCAGAGCTTAATTCAGATCATCCAGCTAGGAAAATTGTTGAACGAAGAAGTCTACCAAAAGAATCGCTCAAAGATATCTACTTGTGCGAATCATTCTTTAAATTTACCAATACATTAATACCGAATAAATTTCCTTCTTTGGGTGGTGATCATCCAAGATTGATGATACCGTTTCGTAATGAGGAAGGAGAAATATTTGCATATCAGGGAAGAGCGTTTGGAATTGAAACACCTAAGTATATCACCATCAAATTAAAAGAACGTGATAAAATATTTGGGTTGGATAAAGTAGATAAATCCAAACACTTCTATGTATGCGAAGGCCCATTGGATAGTTTGTTTATAGATAATTGTCTTGCAGTTGGTGGTTCTGATTTTGATAGACTTGAAGGAGACTTCACAGTTATATTTGATAATGAACCTAGAAACAAAGAAATCAATAAACAAATAGAGAAGACTATTAATAAAGGTTGCAGTATTGTTTTGTGGCCAGAAATAATTAAAGAGAAAGATATTAATGACATGATACTGTCAGGAATGTCAAAAGAAGAATTAGAAGAAATCATAAGAAATAATACCTTTTCTGGCGCTGGTGCTAAGTTGAGGTTTGCAGAATGGAGAAAGATAAATGCCTAGTAATCAACTACCAACATCATACCAAGAGTTTATACACCTATCACGATACTCAAGATGGTTGCCAGAAAAAGAACGTAGAGAAACATGGGATGAAACAGTTGCAAGGTATTTTGATTTCTTCACTGAACATTTAAATGAAACACATAATTTTAAATTAGAAACTACATTACGAAAAGAACTAGAAGATGCTGTTCTTGATTTACGAGTGATGCCATCGATGCGTTGTCTTATGACTGCTGGTGAAGCTCTTAAACGTGAAAACATTGCAGGGTATAATTGTTCTTACGTTGCAGTCAATCGTGTTCATGCGTTTGATGAAATCCTTTACATTCTAATGAATGGTACTGGTGTAGGATTTAGTGTAGAACGTCAGCACGTAGCACAACTACCACACGTTGCAGATGATTTTCATGATACAGAGACTACTATCACGATTTCTGATTCTAAGCTTGGTTGGGCAAAGGGTCTTAAAGAATTGATTGGTATGTTGTATATTGGACAGATACCTCGTTGGAACTTATCTAAGATACGTCCAGCAGGCGCTCCCCTTAAAACCTTTGGTGGTAGAGCATCTGGCCCAGAACCATTAGAGGCTTTATTCAATTTTGCAGTAAATATCTTTAGAAATGCAAAAGGACGTAAATTATCATCTGTGGAATGTCATGATATTGTTTGTAAGATTGCAGAGGTAGTAGTTGTAGGGGGTGTAAGAAGAAGCGCGCTCATAAGTCTTTCTAACCTCTCTGATGACCGTATGAGACAGGCTAAGACAGGACAGTGGTGGAATACAGAACCACAACGTGCATTGGCAAACAACAGTGCTTGTTACACAGAAAAACCAGATATTGGTACATTCATGGATGAGTGGAAGTCTCTTTATGATTCTAAGTCTGGAGAACGTGGTATTTTCAATCGTGAAAGTGCAATGAAACAAGCTGCAAAGAACGGCCGCAGAAATGCAGAACATGACTTTGGTACAAACCCCTGTTCAGAAATCATTTTGCGTAGTAGAGAGTTCTGCAATCTATCTGAGGTTGTAGTTCGTCCTACTGATACACGCGAAACTCTTTTAGAAAAAGTTAGACTTGCTACAATTCTTGGTACAATACAAGCTACACTTGTTAACTTCAAATATGTATCTTCTGTATGGAGAAATAATTGTGAAGAAGAAAGACTTTTAGGAGTCTCTCTCACTGGTATAATGGATAATAAATTACTTAACGGTAAGGGATTGGATCATGCATTACCAGCAATATTGCAAGACTTACGAAACGAAGCAGTTAGGACTAATGAAGAGTTTGCAAAGAAAATTGGTATCAATCAATCTGTTGCAGTTACCTGTGTTAAACCATCTGGTACAGTAAGTCAGTTAGTTGATGCAGCTTCTGGTATTCATGCAAGACACAATCCTTTTTATGTTCGTACAGTACGTGGAGATAAGAAAGACCCACTTACTAAGATGATGACTGATATGGGTTTCCCTGTAGAAGATGATGTTATGAATCCTAGTCACACAGCAGTATTCTCTTTTCCTATGAGTGTTCATAAGGATGCAGTTTTTCGTACAGACATGAGTGCTATTGATCAATTGAAGTTGTGGAAAATATACCAAGAACATTGGTGTGAACATAAACCCTCTGTAACCATCTCTGTTAAAGAGGAAGAGTGGTTAGCTGTTGGTGCGTGGGTATATGACAACTTTGATATGATGAGTGGTGTCAGCTTCCTTCCATTCAGCGAACATACATATAAACAAGCACCCTACCAAGACATTGAAAAAGAGGAGTTTGATTTGTTATTAAATAATATGCCAAAAGAAATTGATTGGTCTAAACTTTCAGATTACGAATTAACAGACATGACTATCGGCTCTCAAGAATTAGCTTGTGTTGCTGGTGGTTGTGAGATTTAATACATGAAACTTATAGTATGCGAAAAATGTGAAGCTGAATATAAAATATTCCATAACATGAATGATATGTATTATGTTATGGAATATTGCACTTTTTGTGGAGAATTTCTAACAGAAGAAGAGCTTCAGGATGAAGTAGAACTTCAAGGTTATGATAATGAGGAAGAATAATTGAGTGGAACATTATTTGGTTTTCCTGTCTATAATTTTAGGATTAACCCTGATTCTTATGATAAACAAAAAATAGTCAGCGACATAAAACAAAATTATGAGATAGATGGTAATAGGAATGAGTGGGGCTCTAGTAATCTCCACCATCCCTATGGTGATTGGGAAAACGAAAAGTTCATAGATATAAACTATAATAAACTAAAAGAAGTATATCAAAAAACTTTTGATATGTTCTTTCATGATGATGGTTGGAATAGGGGTTTTATTGGTAATAAACCTTTTAATTTCCACTGGAACATTGTTAACTACACAGCAATTAAAACAGGTCAATACATGAAAGCTCATACTCATCCAGAGTATGATTTTTCTTGCACACATTATATCAATTATAATCCAGAAATACATAGTTCTTTACGGTTCGTAAATAGTAGTCCTACTGGTTTATTTGGTAGAGAAATAATGAACGAACAGTATGATATTGCAGATAGATCAAATTTATCAAATTCATATTTGTATGGTGATTATGACTATCCAGCTGTTGAAGATGATATGATAATATTTCCAGCAACATTACAACACGAAGTTCCTGTTCAAAAAGAAACAGATGAACTTAGAATAGTTGTAGTAACTAACATAAAACTTTTAAATGCTTAATAACATACCCTATATAATATGAAAACAATAATAACTCGTCTGAAACAATGGTACAAAATTAAGCTGGATGGGCCTCCTGTTCCCAAATATTTATCAGGTAAACAGACATTGAAAGTAAAAAATATGAAAACAATAATATGTGATATTGACGGCACTCTATTAAACTACTTACATGACAGACCATTAAGTGAACGTGGTAAGACAGACCATGTTGCATTGCCCGGCACAGTTGAACGAATGCGGCAATGGGAAGTAGATGGTTGTAGAATTATAATCATCACAGGTCGCAGAGAAAGTGAACGAACTAGAACGATTGCAGAACTAGAACGTGTTGGTATTCCATATGATATGTTACTCATGGGATTTGCTGATAGTGGTAGAGTTCTTATTAATGATGTTAATAGTAAGGGTACGGTTAAAGCTCACGCCGTATCTTTACCCAGAGATCAAGGTTTTAACGAATATGATTGGACTCAAGTTGGACTTAAATGACTTGGTATTATGGCGGTAAACCATTTACAAGTGAGATGATAGATGACAATCTTGGTTTTGTTTATATAATAACTAACACAAAAAATAGTAAGTTATATATTGGCAAAAAAGGTTTGATGTCAAAAAGAAGATTGCCTCCTTTAAAGGGTGCGAAAAGAAAAAGAACCAAGATAGTAGAAACTGATTGGAAAACTTATTGTGGCTCAAGTGAAGAAGTAAAGTTGTTAGTAGAAGAAAACGGAATTGATTTATTTCATAGAGAAATAATTAGGCTGTGTAAAACTAAGGGTGAACTAAATTACTACGAAGCTAAACTTCAGTTTGAGACAGATTGTTTATTAAAACCAGATGAATATTATAATGCGTTTATTGGTTGTAAGATAAATCGCTCACACCTATTGACTAAAGTAAAAAAATGAACGGATGGATTGAAGGATACAAAAAGTTTCAAGCTGATATGACTGTTAATGATATACACATATCAGATTTAATTAGTGACACTAAATCAGAAAAGGTGTTACAATATACTGGTGATATAATTCAAGAAAACTTTGATGGTATCTACACATATGAAACAATAGAGAAACTTCCAAAAGAACAGTTACCAGAAGTTCTTGGAGAGATTTATTCAAAGTCAGAAAGATTTGTTTATCTGGGAATATCTACTAAGAATGGTGTAGAGCCTATTGGTTGGTGGAAAACTATGATAGAGAAATATGCTTCAAGAAAAGTTTACACTCATATAAAGACATATGGTAATTGCAACAATTATGAAATATTGTGGGAAGAAGAATATTTAGAATGGTATATTGATAACATTTGACCTAAATATTCTTAACAACAGATTACCTACATTTTATTATAAATAGTAATAGAAGAGGAAAACCATGAAACTAAAAGCAATAATACTTGCTTTGGTGTTGTTTTATCCTTCTATATTATTTGCTGCCGACACTAACACATCGTCTACAGTAGTGACTGATAAAGCACCACCAACAGCATCTGCCCCATCAATCGTTATTAATAATAGCGATGTATGTAAGAGCGCGGCCAGTGCGGCAATCCAAACACAGATACTTGGATTTGCTTCTGGTATAACTATTACAGATGAAAACTGTGAGAGGCTTAAGCTAGCTCGTTCTATGTACGGTATGGGAATGAAGGTTGCTGGTGTTGCATTATTATGTCAAGACGCTAGAGTGTTTGATGCAATGTGGATGGCTGGAACACCTTGTCCATATAAAGGTCAGATCGGTGATTCTGCTCAAGCATCTTGGTTAGCAAATCCAAATGATGCTCCTTCAGAAAGTTTGTTTGTTAAAAAAAAAGTAAAGACAAACGAGTAGAATCTTATGGAATGCCTGATGATTACTCAACTGAAGAACGAATTACAGAAGCTCCAAAAAGTGGTGTCTATGTCACAGGGGGTGTTGTCCTTAGTATTGTTGGTATGTTCTTTGGTATTCCTCCCTTCCTCATATTCTAACGCAGGGGATGGTGTAAACTCAAATACAATTATAGATGGGTCATCTACATCTGCTGTTACGAGTGGTTCTCCAATCAGTACAACTGTAACCAATGAAGATGGCTCAACAACCACAACTGATGTCACTACAATTACAACAACCACAACTACGAAAAATGTTACTCAAACTGAGGTTCCTAATGTCGTAACAAACCCCACATTTACAAATCACTTAGGTGGTGGTTCAAGTAGTGGTTGGTCTATCACAACTTGCCCAGGCGGTTGTGCATTTAGTTCTAGTGGTGGATTTAAAGCAGGCAACGGTGGTACGATAACACAGACATATAGTCAGTCTGATCTTTTTCCAGATGCAATTGATTCGACAGAAGAAGCACAAGGAATGTCATTTTCCTTTGGTGCAGAAGTAGATAATAATCAAGTAGGCGCTGGTAATAGAGCAGATACTTGGTCAATAAAATTAGAATTGTTTGATTCGAATAATTCATCATTAGGACACACTGAAATTGGTAGTACGGTAATATTTGCCCCAACCATTAAAACTGGTACATTAGATATAGATGCTGGTAATGTCGTTAATTCTGGTGTATTAACTTTATTTGGAGATACGGCTCTCAATGGTGATTGGCGGTATGGGCCTTTCATTAATGATGTATTCACCACTTTTTTGTATAACAGTATAGAAGATTCTGTAACATCTACATTGGCATACGAAACACTCATTACTAATATTAGTTGCGAAATCTTAGACACTTGTGCTGTTACAACTGTAAGCACAGCAGAAGATATTGCTACAGGAACGATTGATGTTGTTAGTGATACAAGTGTAACAGAAACAGTCATAGCTACACCTGTTGTAGTAGCACCACTACCCACAGTTGTTGCGACAGTAGAAACTACTTTAGAAGTTGCTGAAATAGCACAGATATCGGAGATAGCAAATGATACAACCAATTCATCTGATACAGGAACATCCGTGGAGTCAGAATCAATATCGGAATCCCTTGATGTTGAACCAGAACCAGAAGCTAAACCAAATCAACATAGCCATACCAAAAAAAGTGAGAAACTCAAAGTTTCAAATGTTGTGTCCAAAAAATCTGGAGGTGTTAATCCAAGCGCAAAACTACGAGCTGAGTCAAAAGGAAAGAAAGCTACTGTCAAACAGAAGGCGGCGGTAAAGAAGAAGGCTATGTCAAAGGCTGGAAATAAAGCAGTTAAGAAAATGGGTAACAAAAAATACTCTGATACCAATCAAGTAAAAACACTTGTTATTATGCAAGTGTTGGGTAACACTAGAAGTTTCTTTAATGCACAAGCACAACTAAAAGATACTCCTAATTTCTTTAGTGACAAAACAATACCTGATAATAATATATCAGATAATAACTATACATCATATTTTTTATTCGGTGGCAGTGACAGTGATCACGATGCATTAATAGAAACACAGTATAGGAGATAATTGTGGCTGAAGTAGAATTTGCTGGAGTAAAATTTAAAGGTGGCAAGATGATTGCTATCGTCATGGCATTATCAACTCTTGTTGGTGGTTTGTATGGTGCGTTTGAAGTGTATAAAGATTATATGGATATGAAAGAGAAGATTGAACAATACACAGCACCAGATTTGTCAGAATTTGACAAGAAACTTGCAGTATTGCATGAGGAAATGTCTTCTCTAAAAACAGAGATGGCAGGAGTGGTACAACTTGAAGGAATAATCAAGGAGTCTGCTGATGATGCTAGAGATTATACAAAGGATATTAAGAGAGATTTAAAGGAAGAAATCCACCATATGTCCATACAAATGGACAGTGTAGAACAACGTGGTAAGGAAGCATTTCGTTTAGTTCGTGAGAGTATTGAAACTAATGACACTAAAGTTCGTAAGATGGTTTCTGATGCAACAGATCGTTTTGATAAACGTAGAGAACAGACACGAAATGATATGGATGCTATGGAAATTAGAAACAAATCTGAAATGAAAAATTTAAAAGATGAGATAAATAATAAGATAAAGAAAGCTTTAGAAAATCCTTTAGCAAATATGAGGAAATAAAAAAAATGAATTTATATGAAGTGGGTGTATATAATAAATATGTCAGAGATGCTGTTAGACAAGGCAATGACTTGCCTTTTGGTATGAGTTCTAAATGGGAAGATGTTTTGTTGTTTGAGTATTTAGCTGAAAACGAATCTGGTGCAAAGAAAAAAGCAGAGTTTGAATTTTCACCCAAACTTGGTTATGTTGTTGATGGTATAAACAAGGTTGGTATAGGGTAGGGTAAAAACATGGTAGTAGCTGAAACAATGGCCGCAATTGCTCTTGCAAGGAGTGCAGTAAGTGGAGTTCAAAGTGTAATCAACACTTGTAAAGATGTTTCTGAAATTTCTGGACAGATTGATCAGATGTTTCATGCTCATGAGCAAGTGCATAAAAAATCTAGCGCTAAAGGTAATAAAGAGTGGAATAATTATCTCACACAAAAACTCAAAGATGGTGGAGAAGAAGAAGGAGAATCTTTTTCTGATATCACTGCTGAAATTATAGAAAAAAAACAAATAGAGGAACAACTTGAGCAAATGAAACGTATGCTCAACAAACGATTTGGCCCTGATACTTGGATTGATATTGTAGAATTGCGTGAGAAACGAATGGCAGAAAATAAGATAAAACGTGCAAAATCAAAAGTAAAATTTTTGGAAGATAGGGAAATTAAAAGAAAAAAAACTATAAAAGTTTTGGAATGGATTATGAATGCCTCAATATTAATAATAACTCTTGGGGGTTTTGCATTGTTTTTGCGATACCTAGCAAAATGTGCTGGTAATTGTTTTTAAAATAACTCTCTAGTCATACTAAATTTGCAGACATGGTGTGTCAAATAGACATACCATTTTTGCATACCTCTGTTATATATAATAGTACACAAACTACTTATAACATAGGAAAAAATACTAATGACAAACTTTTTAAAACAATTCGCAGATTGTTTATCTCGCAAGGTTCCAAATGAAAACTCAGGAATGGCAAGATATTATCAAACTGAGTATGGCCGCGACGAAGGTAAAAGATTATACTCAGAATTTATAAGAAATGGGAGGGTTCGCTAATGTGGTCTTATACATCAGATGAAAACTCTTGGCTTTCACGTACTGGTAAATCTATTGTGACATACTTGGATAAAGTTGGCACTGCTAGAGCAAGTAATCGTGTAGCTCAGAATCATGATATTCTTAAATCAATAGAAAAGCATCTCCGCTAATTATTTAAATAAAAATCAAAAAAAATTCAAATAATAACAAAAAGTACTTGACAAACTTACTTTGATAGTCTATTATAATAATATATGATGACTTGAACGGATAAATAATATTATGGAATTAAACGAATACACTCACACTCTACTTGCTATAGGATGCCTGTATGGAACATATTTTTTAGGTGGTTATTTAAAATCTAAAAAGGCTATTGAAGATGTAGTTGGTATCACTTTAGAGAGTCTAAAAAAAGAAGGGTTGATACTCACCAAAGAAGATAAAAATGGTGAAGTTGACATTATCCCTATTTCTGAAATTATAGCAAAAGCAACAAGAGATGCAATCACCAAATAAAATAGTTACATTATTCTGTACACTATTGACTTCTACTGCCCTCGCAACTGAAACACCTTGCGATTACACAACCAAAACTAAGGTTGTGTATGAGGGTAGCATTGAGTCTGTTCGTGTAGTCAAGAAAAATGTACAAAAATATGTAGAAGATACTCGCAAATGTACGATGAATATAGAAGCTCGTATAAAAGGTAAGTGGTATCCATCTAAAGCAAATTATATCTTTGGGCCTGATATGTCTGAAATAGACGCTTGTAGTCTAGCAGAGAATCGTGCAAAAACCAAAGTTATGAGAACTATTATACCCGAAACATTAAAAAGTGAAAATAATTTAAAATGTGACTTGACAAGTCCTAAGAAATCGTGTAAAGTAGTATTAATTGATGCAGAAGTGTCAGGTTATGGAAAACAACAGATAAGGATGATGAGTTGTGAATGAAAAGAATGTGAAAATGGTTAGTTGTTTAGCCGTATTAGTGATTGGTTTATCTGGTTGCAGTAGAACATTAGAGGGAGCTAAAACAGATATCTTTGATACCCGTAAAGCAATATCTGATTTTGTTGCACCTTCTAGTAAACCAGTTGAAGTGGAAAAGAAAATTGATTAAAATTATTATTGGAATTGTAATCGGATTTATGTTGTGTAATTATTACCCATCAGTAGTTCCAATTGCAAAATATAAATTTCTTGAGTCAGGTGGCCCAAGAGATTCGTTGGTAAATACATTGAAGGAGATTAAATAATGAACGCCAAACTACTCGCAACCGTATCGGTGGTTGCACTCACTCTTGGCGCCTGTGGTGTCTCTAGTCCTGTTTCAATGGTGGATACACCAGAGATTCGTTATCAAACCGCAAAGGTTGAAGCTGCTGTTTCTATTATACCGTCATGGTATAAGAAGATGCCTGAGAAGAAAGGTTCTATCTTTACAGTTGGTTCTGCTACTGCACCAGACTTACAGCTTGCAGTTGACATTGCCACGTTGAATGGTAAGGTTGTTCTTGCTGATCGTATCAATGGTAAACTTAAAGCTATGACTAAATCATGGATTGCAAAGTTTGGTCAATCTGATGTTGATGCTCGTGTTATGACAGAGATTGAAAAGGTTGCAAAGAATGTAATTGCAAATGTCGATGTTGCTGGTTATAGTCCAGTTGAGATAGACGTTTCTCCAGCTGGTACTCAGTATCGTGCATTTGTTCTTTTAGAATATTCTGATAAGGAAGCATCTAAGATAATCTTCAATCGGTTACGTAAAGATCGTCTAGTATATTCTCGTTTACGTTCCACAGAAGCGTGGAAAGAACTTGATAAAGAAGTCAACACATCTGAAAAGAAAGATGAAGGTCAGTCTCTTGATAATCTTGAAAAAGTAATTAAGAAGAATAGGGAAGTGACTGTTGAAAAACCTTCTGCTTAGTAGTACTTTGGTTCTCTCTTTAAGTGGGTGTTTAGGTGGTGGGTTGATGCCCTCTGGTGTAAACCCCTCTCTAGGGTGCAGTCCAATAACAGGATGTACATCTAAAGATTACTATATTCCCGGCCGTGGAGTATGGGCTCCTAAAAATAATGGAATAACAAAATCTACTATGGGTGCTGTTGCTGGTGCTGGTGTTGGTGCAATGATGGGAGCTGGAAAAGGCCCTATCACCGCAGCAGCTTATTCTGTTGCTGGTCTTGTTTTAGGACATCAAGTTGGATCACACTTTGATAAGGTAGATCAAATACACGCTACATTACTATTGAAACAAACCCTAAGTAGTAATAGTGATGGGCAGATGTCTAACTGGACAAATAAACAAAAAGGGTTTAGTGTAACACAAGGCCCTGTTGCAACAAAAGGTAATTGTAGAGAGTTTATATCTAATGTTGCCGTTGGAAAAGAATTTAAAAAATTGAGAGGTACTGCTTGTTTAGAAAATAAAGTTTGGGTTATGAAAAATGTTTATTAAAATAACCCTTGACAAATCTTCTTTACTGTAGTATATTTATAATATGACAATGCATCTATTACCAGTTTATTTTAGTACAACCAGTACACGTAAACGCAAAAAATCTAAGAAATCAAAATCTCTATTAAAAGCAGAGATTATTCACCAGAAGTTTCTTAAAAAAACTATTCGGGGTGTAGCGCAGTCTGGTAGCGCATTCGCTTTGGGAGCGAAGGGTCAGAGGTTCGAATCCTTTCACCCCGACCAACCCAATCTAGCACCACTTTCTAATGATATTCCTGTAGGAATAGCAAAGAAGAAAGAAGTGATGGATCACAATTTCACAATCGCACCAGCTTATAACAAGGGTGCATATCAAGTAATCAGTAAAAACAGTATAAAGGATATTGGAAGATGATTTTAGGTTTAACTATTTTAGGTGTAATCGCAACTGCTAACTTTGCAGTTGGTTTGATTAAGTGGGTACTTTAAATGAGAGTAGAAGTTAGAGGTAATAATGTTGATAAAGCATTGAAGATTTTAAAAAAGAAACTTCAACAAGATGGTTTCTTTAATGAATTACGAGAACGTGAATTTCATATGACTAAAGGTGAAAAAGGTAGGAGATCAAAAGCTGCTGCCATTCGTAGAGAATTTAAAGCAAAACAAAAACAATTTGAAGAACTTGGATTTTAATTAATGACACACGAAACAACAACAAGTACTCCTCTTAAAGAACATCAAGAGGTAGTATGGTATATTAAATGGGCTTCATCTATTATTCTTGTTATTGCAATGATTGCAACTACAAATAATTTATATCCATATAATATGTTTTTACAATTTTTTGGTTGTTTAGGATGGTTGTGGGTTTCTATTATATGGAATGATAGAGCATTAATTATTGTAAACTCTGTTGCTTGTGCAATATTCATCAATGGTTTCGTTATGTATTATAAGGAATTTTAATTATGGATATTGATGAATATTATAACGCATCATACGAAGTTAAAGATAATTTTCTATCAGAAGTAGAGTTTGCAAAATTAGAAGAAGCAATTATGGGCCCAGAATTTAATTGGAACTATAGTTACAATGTTTCTGATGGTGGTGATCCTGAGAATGACATATATTTTATGCATTTATTTTATATAGGTTTAGGTTCAAAACCTAAAATAGATTTTCATGGAAATCCAATACCACCAGAAAAAAGTCCTTTCTATAAGTTTATAGAACCATTTCTAGAAAAACTTCCTGACTTTCAAACTTTAATAAGAGCAAAAGCAAATCTTTATGTTGCAAGAAAAAAATTAATTCATCATAAAGATCATATAGATATGGAGTTTTCACATAAAGGAGCTATATTATATATGAATGATAATGATGGATTTACTGTACTAGAAGATGGTACAGAGATTGAAAGTAAAGCAAATAGAGTATTACTTTTTGATCCAAGTAAGCCACATCATAGTACTTCATGTACTAAAGATAATCGCCGTGTAAATATCAACATCAACTACCTATAGAGGATAAGATGGCTAAAAAGAAAATTACTTCAGTTACAGATAATAGTAAGTGGGTTGCTCCTAAAACTAGGAAGAAACGTAAACCTATGTCTGATGAACAGAAGGTTGCAGCTGCAGAACGTCTTGCACTTGCAAGAGAAAAACGTGCTGAGTTAAACCCTACTTATGGTAAAAGTAATATTCATGTGTCTTTACATGACTTACCAAAAGATCACAATCTACATCCCGATAAAGTTAAGTTGTGGATGAAAACACAGAAAGAACTTGCAGCTGCAGAACGTGCTAATGTTAAGAAAGAATTTAAAGGTTCTATTGCCAGACTTGCAAGCCATGAGGGTTATGTTAGACAAATACAAAGTTACCTTAAACATGGTGATTGGGTGAGTAACTTTTATGGTGAATACCAAGATAAGAAAATTAAATGGAAGAATGTAGCACTTGCTTATTATTTTGAGGGGCCTAAGAAGGGTCAACCAAAACGTGATGTTGGTACATTTTATCCAGACTTGGGTTTAGTATGGGAAAGTGGTATGGTAGAATGAACGAAGAAAAACCTTCAGCTGAAATCATAAAGGGCCCTTGGAAAAAAACAATCAATACTCCAACAGAAGACCAACTTATGAAAGCAGAGCAACTTGCATTTTGTGATGAAATTTCTCACAGTTGTTTGATGGCTGTTATAACAATATTAGTTGAAAATGGTATAGATGCTACTGAGAAATCTTTTATTAAAGATATTACTTTTATAACAGAAGCAATTACAGCATTAATATTAAAATCAAATGATATGCACCACCCTTTACAAGTAATAATGGATATGACTACTGCTTTAGAAATAGACCCAGACAATACTCCACATTGTGAAATGGATTATCACACTGTTGATGATATGGTTGCAAGTTATAATTCCGTGATGGAGCCACCTGATGATATTGGTTGATATGAATCAAATTTCTCTTGCAAGTATTATGATGCATATGCATATACAGAAAGAGTCAGATATTGATGAGAACATGGTAAGACATATGATTCTCAGTTCACTAAAAATGTATCGTTCAAGATTTGTGTCTGAGTTTGGTGAGCTTGTTTTGTGCTATGACTCAAGACATTATTGGAGGCGTGATTATTTTCCAGAATACAAACACAGTCGTAAAAAAGGTAGAGAAAAAGATGCTAAAAATTGGGATAGTATATTTAGTTGTCTTAACAAAATCAAAGAAGAGATAAAGAACAATATGCCATACAAGTTCTTAGAAGTGTATGGTGCTGAAGCTGATGATATTATTGCTGTTCTTTGTTCAGAATCTTCTGATGAAGTTATGATACTTTCTGGTGATAAAGATTTCATTCAGTTACAGAAATATCCAAATGTTAAACAGTACAGCCCTATCACCAAGAAAATGATAAATGGTTTTAATCCAGATGACTATTTAAAAGAACACGTATTGAAAGGTGATACAAGTGATGGTGTTCCTAATGTTCTTTCACCAGACAATTCTTTTGTAGATGGTATTCGACAGAAACCACTAAGTAAGAAGAAGATAGCTGCAATGGTAGATGGAAACTTTCCTAATGATGAAGTTAAAAGAAACTATCAAAGGAATAAAACTTTGATTGATTTGGGATGTGTTCCAGAAGAACTACGGTCAGAGATACTGCATATATATAAAGAGGCACCAGAGAACAGTCGCAGTAAAATACTAAATTATTTTATAAAACAAAGACTAAAAACACTTACAGAATCCATAGGAGAATTTTAATAATGGAATTGTTAATATCAGAAATCTTAGACAAGGTTTCAAAAATCAAATCAAAGAAAGAAAAGGTAAACTTTCTACAAAAGAATAATAGTGATTCGCTTCGCATGGTAATTAAGTCTGCTTTTGATCCTAAGATTAAGTGGTTATTACCAGAGGGCGATGTTCCATATGCACGTAATGATGCTCCAGAAGGAACAGAACATTCTGTTCTTGCATATGAGTCTCGTAAACTATACCATTTCCTTGAGGGTGGTAATGCTAGTATTACTCAGAACAAACGTGAATTAATGTTTGTACAGATGCTTGAAGGCTTGCATGAGAGTGAAGCAGATGTTCTATGTGCAGCCAAAGACAAGGTATTACATCAGAAATATAAAGGTCTATCAGAACCAGTTGTGAAGGAAGCTTTTGGTTGGAATGATGAATATATGAAGATGGATGGCCCTGATCCCAGACAAGGCCGATAAATTAATTTAATCTTTTTTTGAGTTTTGTTTAATATCAATGACTTACTGTGTACGATTTCTATTGACAAATGTTATTCTATGTGTTACTATTAGTAATAATCAAGAGAGGGATTCTTCTCTTGGAAACGAAACAAAGAAAGAGATTATATTATGACTACTGAAATTAGAAAAACTTTTAAGACTGTTGAAGCTGGTATAGAAAATATGCTTGCTGCAGCAGTTGCTGACTATGTTGGTTGGGCAAATAAATTGGGTGGAAAATCTGAAATTCGCCTTAAAATGGATGAAGATTTCAAGAATAGTTTCACTGTTAAGAACGGTTCTAAGTACATTAAGATTTCTAATGAAAGCGGTGGCACTTGGGGTTTTGTTGTCAACACTGACAATGACAAAAAATTCAAAAAAGGTGACTTATTAAAAGCTGCTGGTTATAGTGCGCCTGCACGTAACGCTGCTCGTGGAAACGTCCTTGAGGGTGGTTTTGCCATCCAGTGGACTGGCCCTTTGTATTTGGTATAGGAGAATATTGATATGAGTGGAATGAAAGATTTGTCAATGGATTTAGAAGATATGGTTGTTTTTGCATTAGAGAACGGTGCAAAAACAGTTGAAGATGTTATTTCTTATTGCAGAGCAGAATTTGTTTTTGTTGATGAAGAATATGTTTCTAAATTATATATTGAATTTTGTGGAGAATAATTATGAATTTTAATAAAAAAATTGTTGGTGATATTATTGGTGAATTAATCATATTTGGTATGGTTATTGTAGCATTTATAATGTTCGTATGAATGAAGTTTTTGTAGAGGGTTCTTACAAATCTCGGCGTATTCTTGCCGAGAATGTAGTTAATTTCTGCATTAAAGAATTGATGCCTCGTATGAAAACCCTATGCATAGAAGTTTCTCTTATCAGCTTGAAAGGTCAAGATGCTGTTGGATGGTTTGTAGAAGGTAATAACAATCGAGAATATCACCTAGAGATTGAAAAATCTTTGACTGAAGATGAATTTATAGAAACTTTAGCTCATGAGATGGTTCATGTATATCAGGGATCAACTCTCAGAATAAAAGACAAAAAAAGTAAAAGATTTTGGAAATGTAAGGATGGTAAATATCGTAACTACAATGATGTTGACTATGCCAAACAACCTTGGGAAGTTGAAGCATATAGAATGGAAGGCCCTTTGTTGAAAAAATATAAGGAAATAAATTGTGGAGATACATCTTGATTAATGAAATATTATTAGGTGGACTTATGTTGATTAGTCCTGTAAATGCTGAAGAACCTATACCTATATTTGATGAACATTCAGTTGAATGTCTTGCGTTGAATATGTATCATGAAGCAAGAGGGCAGGGTACTGCTGGTTTGTTAGCAGTATCTTCAGTTGTTATGAATAGGGTTGCAGATGAAAGATTCCCTAATACTATATGTGGAGTGATCAAACAAGCACAAACCCGCCCATCTTGGAAAAATAAAAACAAGATGATTCCAATTCGTGATAAGTGCCAATTTTCATGGTTCTGTGATGGTAAGAGTGATGTTCCTACTGATAAAGAAACTTACAAAAGACTATTGACAATAGCCAAAACATTGTTGTATAATGATGTTATAATTCCAGATATTACAGATGGTGCTCTATTCTATCACGCTGACTATGTGAAACCAGCTTGGAGTAAAACTAAAACTAAGACTGTAGAAGTACAGGATCATATTTTTTA